TGTTCTGACCGAACTACATATCACGAAAAGATCGTTATCGAATACAATCACCAACCCAAAAAATGATCCCACTAACAGCAGTCATCTACAGCAATGGATCACAAGAGTGTGAGAGAGCAGCACAACTTCTCAAATCACTAGGTGGCGAGTTTCTCGAATATCGCCTAAACAAGCATTTTACACAAAGAGCATTTGAACTGGAATTTGGTCCAGAAGCGCAGTATCCTCAGATTGCCCTTGGAGCAAAACATGTGGGGCATTTGAAAGAGATGTTGCATTATGCACAGGAGCATGGATTATTGAATGAACCTACAACGACTACATGATTACATCTATTACTACACTAATGTAATACCACCTGAAGTATGTGACTCTATTATCAACACAATGGAGTCTACACCTCAGTATAGAAATAAAGATTTTCCAAACATTCGCAAGAAAGCACAAGACAATGATGCAATGCGCCTCACACCAGAGGTAGCAAGTATTGTTGACAAATACTTTCTAAAAGTGCATGAGCGTTATATTGAAGATAACAAGTATGTGAAATACTTCAGTGGAGTAAGAAAATTCAATCATAGACTTAGACCACATTATGTCTACAGATTTTACGATTCTGGAGATTCATACGACTGGCATATTGACTTTCCTCCAGATTTTCAGCAGATATTCTCATATGTGCTATATCTGAATGATGACTTCGAGGGTGGCGACACTCTGTTCATGAATCAACGTGTCAAAGTAAAACCAAGTAAGGGTGGCGTTATTTGTTATTTGTCTGACTTGCAAACCATCCATAAGAGTGCTATAATTAAATCAGGATTCAAACGTATCATACTTGGAGGCATAGGAAGACATTGATGGACGTTTTGGGAATCTTTGCAACGCCAATTGCAAAATACGACAATTTATTGAATGAGCAGGCATGTTTGCAGATTTTGAAGAAAATCCGAATGTTGCCATATTACAAACCTCCATATACATCGACATCGTTTAGATCTGAAGATCGTAATGTGTTTAGACATTTTCCAGATGTCCAAGAAATTATTGAAATTATTTTTCGTGACTTTGCGCGATCTACATTAGGAGTCAAACCAACTTGTGACTTTAAAATCATGAGTTCATGGGCAACAATGACTGTTCCTGGTGGAGATTCAACAAAACATTCACATTGCAATTCATATTGGTCTGGTGTCTTATATTTGACTGATGATACAAGTCCAATCTTGTTTCATCGAGAAAAACGTGCTACCATAGTTTTGGATGTAGAAACTATTACAGAATATTCATCTAATGAAGTAGCACATACTCCATCGATGGGTCAGGTAGTGTTTTTCCCCAGTCATCTGAGTCATCAAGTTAGTAGAAATAGAACTGAAGACGATCGTTTCTCGATTGCATTCAACATTCTACCTAATGGACTTTTCGGTTTACATGATTCAACAGCAAATATCTCTGTGTTGGAACTCCCATAAATAAAAGAAGAAAGGAGAGGCATGACCGTAACCTATCAATTAACACAACGCTATGTGTATCTTGAGGGGAACGCAGTGCGTATGTATTTCATACAAGGTCTGCCGTATACTTTCGACGAACTTCCAAAAGGCGTCGAAGAGATGCCACAAATACAAACTGAGGCACTAGGTGCCAAAGATTATGATATGGAGGAACTCTACAAAGTTTCTGCATATCTTATGGAAGAAGAGTGTCACCCTTTAATGTTTGAATTGCCAATAGACAACCCTGCTATGTTGCCTCAAGATGATTGATCAATTTTATGAATGGTTTGAAGGAAAGTTTACTAACAAAGTTCAAGCATTCTCGTATCCATCTAAGTTTGCATACATTGTTGTTGAGCATCGTGCTGTAAACAACCATGGTTTGTTTTATGGTGAGCAAGCATATTTTAACAAGACTCAGGCACCATATCGTCAGTTCCTCTTGCAAATTTCTGAATGTCATGGTAAAATTATTGTAAGATCGATGGAACCAGCAGATAAGTCACGTTATCTCGGTTTCAAAAATCTTAATCTCATCTCTGGTAGTCCCTTGACATACAAGAGAGGATGTGATACAATCTTTGAGAAGGTTGGAGATCACTACCGAGGTAAAATTGAACCTGGATGCAAATGTTACGTTCCTTGGGGAGACAAAGACACTTATCTTGAAAATAATGCTATACTAGGTGATGGTTGGTATTATGTCGAGGACAAGGGTTACGATGTCTGTTCCAAAGAGCAAATCTGGGGTTCAAAGAATAGTTACTTTGAGTTTCGCAAGGGGTAGTAGCTCAGTCGGTTAGAGCACCTGCCTGTCACGCAGGGGGTCGAGGGTTCAAGTCCCTTCTATCCCGTATGCCACTTTAGCTCAGCTGGATAGAGCAACGGTTTTGTAAACCGTAGGTCGTCGGTTCAAGTCCGACATGTGGCTTAAACGGGTTGGCGACACCCGTGCTCACATCTCCGAGAGAAAAAAGAATCGGAACACCAACCCATGTGAGAGAGAAGTGGGATCCTTCTTGACTGCTACCGCTGTGGGACGCTGCAGCGGTTATTTTCAGGGGAATTAGCTCAGTTGGTAGAGCGCCTGCTTTGCAAGCAGGATGTCAGGAGTTCGAGTCTCCTATTCTCCATTCGCTATTTGCAAATAGCGAACATTCCCAAGTAGCTCAGCGGCAGAGCCGCCGACTGTTAATCGGCTGGTCGCAGGTTCAAATCCTGCCTTGGGAGCTCGTCGTTGTGGCGGAATTGGTAGACGCGCTGGGTTTAGGTTCCAGTGAGGCAACTCGTGAAGGTTCAAGTCCTTTCAGCGACATATGATTAAACACACTCCATATATTATCGAATATCCTAGGTTCGTTGATCCTAGAACAACTGGTGCAATACAGCAACAGGCATCATCACTACTTCAATACAATCCTAAAAATACTACCTTTCATAGAAAGAATAGAGGATATCATTTAGGAGAGTATAGACATGTTGATGGTATGCAAGAACTCAATTATAAAATTGATGCCATTGGAAAGAGAGCATTCATGCGATACTATAGAGACTGTCCTCTAATCGCATATAGTATTATTCAGAAGCAAGGGTTCGTTTCTAACTATGTGTATCGTTTTTATGATAAGTCAGATTATTACAATTGGCATGTAGATCGATCGCATGAAAATCTGACATTTGTAGTGTCATTTCTTCTTTATTTGAATGATGGATTTGGTGGAGGAGACACTTTGTTCCTGAATGATAGATTAAGAATCAAACCTCAAAATGGTAGCGTTTTGATGTTTCCATGTGGACCACATTTTCTCCACAAATCTACAAAAGTTACATATGGTCAAAAACACGTTATGTGGAACTGTTTTGGACAAAGAGCACCCGCCCCCGTATAAATAAACTCAGGAAAACGACAACTGGGCTTGGGTAATTATGCCTTTAACAAGACTTGATAATCTGTATTCAAGTAAGACTGGTAAGTATCTTTACGTATCACCAGACGACTTCAATGCTACGGATGAACTAGACAACAGAGGTAACTCGCCTTTACGTCCATTCAAGACAATCCAAAGAGCATTTATCGAAGTTTCCAGATATTCGTATCTGCCTGGTGCAAACAACGATAGATTCGACCAGTTCAGCATCATGCTGATGCCTGGTAACCACTATATTGACAACCGTCCTGGTCTAGTAACAGAGACTGCTGTTGAGGCACGTTATTTTGACGCTGCTAATCTTCTTGAAGGTAACCGTCAGGAAGTTATTGATCGTGCTGTAGCACAGGTGTCGGTTCAACACCCTGACTTCTATTATCCTGGAGATCCTCAGACTGGTGCATGGTCTCGCTACAAAGATGCATACCGTCTAATCCAGAAGAACAGAGACGAACTGATTGATAGAGCAACTGCAGAAATTCCTGTTGCTCATCCTGATTTTATCTATCCTGGTGACCCAACTGAAGGTGCATGGTCACGTTACAAGGATGCATATCGTCTAATCCAGAACAATAAGGAACTTATTGCTCAGGATGCGTTCGATTTCATGGACGCAACCTCACAACCATCTCCTCTGCCTAATAACTACGGCACTTCATGTGTCCGTGACATCAAATTCCTGATCGATGCGATCTCTCTTGATGTTCATGAAGGTGGTGGTAATAAGTATACTAGAAAGTATATCACCAACTACTTCAATGATGCAGGAACTGACTGGGTTGGAACTGTTGACCGTTATACACCAACAGATGCAACTTACGATCCTGCAACTGGTCTGACCACACTTACCTTTGCACAACCACACAATATTACTGGTAACGATCAAGTTTACCTTGACGAAGGTGCTCTAACCTTCACCTGTGCAATGGATGGAGATGATGCTGAGAAGTCATATCCTCGCGTTGGCATTGATCCTTTCGCACTGAGAGGTTATGATGTAACTGGAGTTCCTGATGCTAACAGCATCACCATCCAAGGTGGTATTTCTGGTCCTAACAAGTATTTCCAACCAACTGCTGCAGACTATAATCCTGTAACTGGTGACATGACTGTCACTGTTGGTCAGCATGGTCTAGGTGTTGGTCGTGGTGTTGTCCTGGAAGATAACTCCTTCACCTTTACCTGTGCTCTCGATGGTAACGTAGAGCAGAAGACATATCCTCGCCCTGGACAAGATCCATTCGCAGGTAAGTCTATTTCCATCACCAGTGTTGGTTCTACATCACATACTCCAACTGATTCTACTTACGATACTGCAACTGGTATTGTTACCCTGGAGATCAATGGTCATGGTTTCGCTAACGGCGACTACATCTTGGTTGAAGATGGTGCGCTTTCTTACACCTGTGATCTAGACGGTAACACTGTTGCCAAGGCATATCCACGCGCTGGTTATGACTATCCATCTGGTCGCTGGATGGAAATCACTGTTATTGATGCTAACAACATCTCTATTGACATCGGTTCTTCTGAGTATCAAGGTGCTCACACCTTTGTCAGTGCGACTGCTGGTGGTATTAAGCGTCAAGATGGCACTTTCACCATCAACGTGGGCACCTCCTCCGATACATCTGCTCATACCTTTATCAGTGCAACTGCACAAGCAATCAAGCACGAACCACAAACTCCTCACACATTTGTAAGAGCACTTTCTAACGGTGTTCGTGTTGACAAGACTGGTGGTCTTCGTGGTGAAGAAGCATCTTCCCTGGTTGCTTTCTCGAAAGCAGTTGAGTTGATGAAGTTGGCGATCACCAACAACTATGCTTCCACATCTTCTCCTGGTAGCGAGTATCAGGATCTGACAGTTGTTATCGGTGCTCCTAACTACGAGACTGATTCTGCAAACGACGTTCCTAACACTGATCCTACAGCATGTTCTGACGTTCAGACTTACATTGATAACCTCTATGCTGTTATTGATAGTATCTTCAATGACACTGATCTAAGAGTTAACAATGGTAACTTCCTTCTCAGTGATGTTCTCCCTGCTGAAACTGTATCTGACAAGATCTCTGCAGGTCATGCTAAGTGTAAGCGTGACACAGGATTCGTTCTCGATGCACTTGCACTAGACGTTCATGAAGGTGGTGGTAACCGTTACACCAGAAAACTACTCCAAAACTACTTTGATTCTACTGGTCAAAACTGGGTAGCAAATGGTCTCCAAGGAGAGACTGCAGAATCTCTAACTGCATTTAATAAACTCTTCGAGGAGATGAAGAAAGCAGTTACCAACCAACTGTATTTCAAAGATCTCACAATCACTCCTGGTGATGCAATCTACGGCAACACCAACAGTCCACAGGAAAATCTTCCTTCTGGTAACGCTGGTGCATGTGCTGACGTTCAGACTCAGATCGATACTCTGGGTGCAATTGTTGTCCAAATCATCAATGATGAGAATCTAGATAACCTGCCTGATGAGACTACTTCTGATGTTATCTCTGCTGGTTATGCTAAGTGTAAGCGTGACTCTGGTTACATCGTTGATGGTCTGATCAATGACCTTCGCACCGAAGGTAACGCAAACACCATCACTAATGCAAAGGCATACTTCGACCGCTTCGGCAATCCTATTGCTAATGGTGTTCTAGGTGAAGAAGCAGAATCTATCACTGCATTCAACGGCATCGCAACATTTGCTAAGCAAGCAGTTACTAACCAACTGTTCTTCAAGGATCTGACTATCTCTGCTGGTCCTGCATATGCTGGTCAGAATACTCCAGTCATTCCAAACCTAGCATCGGGTAACGCTGCTACTTGTGTTGATGTTCAGGCGACGATTGATACTCTCATCGGAATCTTGACTGATGTTATTGAAGTTGGCAACCTAGACAACCTTGCAGCAATCAGGGTCACTGGTGTTCTTCCTTCATTCAACTACAATGCTGCTCTGGAAGAGTGGCAGGACAACTCTATTGTTGATCTAGCAAACCCTGACAACGTTCTCTATAAGTTCAACGCTGCAACTGGTGGTTGTATCGTTCCTAGAGGTTGTTCACTGATTGGTTATGACCTCAGAAGAACTGTTGTTCGTCCTCTGTATGTTCCCGATCCTGCTGATACTTCACAGGAAAGAA